CCCGCAACAGAGGGCAGGTATTTTCCCACGTCCCTATAATTATTGCCACATTCTGCAACACTTCCTGATATGCATTTTCTGGGGCAAGGTCTATTTCTTTGAGTAATTCCCCGTCACCTCTGATAATTTCCATACTTCACCACCCTTCTTCTGCTGTGGGAGTTCTACTAATTCCTTTACCCCGCCGCCCTTCCTTGGGTATTCTTTCAGCGTCACTTTTACTTTCGCCGCCAGCAGGTTCCCTTTATTGTCGAACCGCTGGAAATCAACTGTCCCTTTCTGCATTACCCACTTGTAACTGCCATATACCTTGCCGCCTATTACAAGCCGTCCCACATATCCTTTACGCACCATCTTCCGCAGCTTCTTTATCTACTTTAGCGGGTTCACCCCTAAAAAAACAGAAAGCACCATAGAAAATGATATAGTTTCAATGCCGGGTCCCATGTATTCTAATAGGTCAGCTTTTATGTGCCTGTCATGTGTCGCATAATCGGCGGAAAAGTCCCAGCTCATGCCGTCAAAAGTTTTTACCGTATTTGCCGACACACTGAAAACAAGCTCCCCGAAACTTCCGATTTTTGCCCTTACATTGTCTTTCCTTCGATATGCTTTTTCCTGCCGCCGTCTGTAACCATTTTTTAACATGTCATCTTTTATGTATCTTTCTCCCATTACATCACCTTCCCTACAATGTACCCTTCCCCGTCGCCGTCAGGAATCATCAGGCACAAAACAAGGTCCCCTACTTTCGGGACCCACTCTGTTATATATGCTTCGTGGAAATGCCCTGCTTCCGTTTTTGTTTTATTCCCGGCTTTGTCCTTTTCCCCCGGAACTACTATTCTGGGTCTGACTAATATGTGAAGCTCCCCTGACACAATGCCGCCTTTATCCCCGAACTTCACCCGTGCTTTCATGGTTCCGTCATTCACGCTCTGCACGGTCCCTTTCCGTATCATGTTTTTTAGTTCGTTCATATCTGCCATTAATACCCCTCCAGAACCTGTTTTAAAGAAAGGTCTACCGTGTAGCCCCCTGTCAAGCTGTGCTTCGCCTGCGTTACCTTGTATTTTCTATCGAACTTCTGAAAGCCTTTTAATTTTACGGTCATTCCCGCTACAAATGAAACGTCGCCCACTACCTTCAAACTTGCTGTAAATTCCTGCGTGTTCTTTTCCCGCAGGCGTTTTTTTGCCAGCGTCTTCGCTTCCTCCGTGTTCCTGACTTTTTCGTTTATCTCCAGAACCTGCCCTGTCCCCGTGCTGCTGTCCGGCGTGTATGTATATTCAATGGTTTCTTTGCTGTCCGGGTCTGTATAAGAAACATGACAACTTGTGTACGCCGTATCTGTCAGGCTTGTTCCCAGTTTGTAGGATATAATATTTTTATCCCCGTATTTGAAAGTCTTTGCTGCGGGTTTTGCGTCATACTCCGCAGCGTCATATATTACAATTTTCAGCGTTGTCACTTTCAACGCCATTCCTGCGGCGTGGCATAGCTCCTGTAAAAACTTAATATCCGACGTTTGCACCTGTTCTTTTCTCTTAAAAGTCGGATTGTCGCTTGCTTCATACATCAGGGAAAGCCCGCTGTCACCCGCTATTTGTTCCCCTATTGCCTTTAGCGTGATATTTTCCCACGCCCTTGACTTTTTCTCTATCCGCATTGTAGAAGTGTACGGAATAGACGTGCTTTTCACGGTTACTTTTGTGGGCGGTCCTGATACGTCGATACCGTCTATTTCAAAAGTCCCGATATTCAAAGTTGCGTCTTTCCCTGTGTCGTTCCAGTTCTGCTGGACAAGAACCGCCGTTACAAGTTTCGGCTTTGCCCCCTGCTTCACTTCCTCCACGGTTTCAACTGCTGTACTCTTTGCCGTGCCGCCTGTCGTTATCCTGAATACCTGCCCCGGATAAATCAAATTCGGATTCGGTATATTATTTTCTTGTGCTATTTGCGGGTATTTTGTCCCGCTCCCTAAATACTGTGAAGCAATCGCCCACAATGTGTCGCCCCGCTTCACAACATAATTTATTACCTCTTCTTTCTGAACCTCTTTTGCAACCTGCTTTGTCGTTTTTATGATTGTCGGCTTTACTTCCAGCCAGTCCCCCATCAGGTTCCGTTCCCGGTCTTCATACACAATTTGAAAATCATCTGTGCTGCCGTCTTCATTGTCTGTATAACTTGCGCTCACTAAATGCAACGCTATATTCTCTGGCACGTCTACATTTTCAAATTTCAGCTTTAGCACCACCCGCCGTGCAAGTCTTTTGTCGCTCATCAGATTAACAACCCCCTTTTCCACGGCGGCAGCTCCATACTCTGTTTTTCTTCCACCTCCGGGATAGTTAAAACTACCCCGGCAGGGAAGACAAACATTGCGGCATAGTCGGCATTAGCTTTTATCAATTTGTCCGTATGAAGAACGCTTCCCATCTGCGTGTACGCTATCTGGTCCCACATATCCCCGGATATTGTTGTATAAGTCTTATTCATGCCTTGACCGCCTTTCATCATCATTTCTTTTGTCCAGAAGGTCTTCTACCTCCTGCAACAAGTTTCTATTGTTTTCCTCCAGCTTCTCTTCCAAGTCGCCCGCTTTGTCGCCATCAACGTATATTGTCGGATTGCTGTTGATTGTTACGCTATTCCCGCCGCCCGTTCCTGCGCCGCTCACTACTTCTGGCGGCTTTACTTCCGGCGCATTGTTCGTGGTATTGTAGAATACCTGTGAAGCCGTCTGCCCGGCTCCTGCCGCCTGCGCCACCTGTCCGGCTGCGTTCTGTGCGCTGAATATGTCTTTTGTCTGTTGCGCCGTGTATACCGTCATTCCTGGCGCATTTGTTATCAGCTCTGGACCCTCTTCACCTGCAATGAATGTGTCCGGCGTGTTCTTTGTTCCTTTTGCAAAGGTCGGAAGTGTCGGAATGTTTATGCCCTTCCCTCCTACTCCCGGAACCCAGTCTGGAATCTTAATGCTGTTCAGTGCTGAAATAGCTCCGTTGATAACGCCTATAATTCCATTGATAACGCCCGTTGCTATGGACTTTAGCCCGTCCCACGCTCCTTGAAATACCGACTTCACGCCCTCCCAAGCTGCGCCCCAGTTCCCGGTGAAAACTCCCGTGATAAACTGTATCAGCCCTTGAAAAATCTGCGTTGCCGCCTGCACCACACTTCCAATCGTTGTGAATACTGTTTGAAATACAAAAAGCACCTGCGGCAAAACCGCCTGTACCGTTGTAAGAATCTGTGTCAAAATCGGCTGTATGATAGTCCATATTGTCTGGAAGACGGTCTGCACTACAGGCAAGACTGCTGAAAGAACCGTTGTTATTATGGTCCCTAGCTGCTGTATGTCCTGCACAATGAACGGAAGTACCGTTGATACGATAAAGTTAAAAACTTCGCTGATAATCGGTAAAACATACGTTTGAATGAATGTTATAACTTCGCTGATAATCGGCATAATGCCCGCAATAAAACTTCCTATGACCGGGATAATGCCGCCTATGAAGTCCGCTATTGCCTGAAAAATCTGCATTACCACCGGGGCTGCTGACTGTATGCCGCTGATAATTCCCGGAATGACCGTTGTAATCAGCACATTCAAAAACTGTTCGACAACCGGGACTATATGCGTTGTCACAAACCCTACAAACTCCCCTGCTGCCGCTACAACTTTCTGGAAAACGCCTGCAAAGGTATCAAATACCGCAACGCCCTTTTCCCCGAAAATCTCTTGTATCTTGTCCCTTGCCGCACCCAGATTTCCGTCTGAAAAAACGCCCTTGATTGTTTCGCCTACGCTTGTTACTACTGCAACAATCTTGTCGAATATCTCAAGCCCCTTTTCTCCGAAAATGTTTCCTACAGCGTCCCGGACTTTATCAAAGTTCTGCCGCAAAAGCTGTACTGCTGTTATTACCGCAGTCACCACGCCTACTACGGGCAGGATTTTTCCTGCAATCCCTCCTAACGGACCCAGAAGCGTTGAACCTATTTTCCCTAACGGTCCTAACGCCTTTGTTATTATGTTTCCTACCGGGGCAAGTAATGACCCGATTTTTCCAAAACTTGAAGCAACCACCCTTCCGATTGACCCAAGCGGGGAACGTGCTATAATGCCGCCTATTCCTGACAATGCTTTTCCCAATATGCCGCCGATACCGCTAAAAGGTTTTGTGATGAACCCGACAACCTTTGACCCTATGCCGGAAAGCCCGATTGCTTTTATTTTGAATAGCTCCAGAATCTTCTGTGCGTCCTTTATCCCGCTTGCTATATGCAGGAACCCCAGTTTTGCGGTCAGCCCTGCAATTCTCATTCCTGCAAGTGCCGCCGCTACTTTTAGGACTGTTTGAACCAGCTTCGGGTTCGCCTGCGCAAATTCTGAAACTTTTATCACGACCGCAGCCACCTTGTCTGCAAGGTTCCCGACAATCGGCAGAAGGTTTTGACCCAGAACAATACCTAAATTTGCGATACTGTTCTTTGCCTTTTGCATTTTCGCTTCCGTGGTGTTTTCCATTTTCGCAAACGCTTCTTCCGTTGCGCCTGCGCTCTCAACCATTCCTTTTACAGATTCGTTGAATCCGTCCACACCGTTCGACAAAAGGGAAACTGCCGCTTTTCCTGCTTCTGCGGACCCGAACACATCAGACAGGCTTTTCCCGCTGCTTTCTGCCGCTTCCTGCATTATTCCCAGAACGTCGCCCAGGCTCTTCCCGTCTGCCATCAATTCCTTGAAGCTCTTCCCCGCTGTCTGCCGCAAAAGTTTGTCTGCTGTAGTCCCGGACTTTCCAAGCTCATTCAGCATACTATTCATGTAAGTTGTGGTTTCTGCTGCCGCAATACCTTTGCTGGTCATGATTGCATAACCAGCCCCAAGCTGCTCTAATGCCACCCCGTTTGCGTTTGCTGTCGGTATGATTTTACCCATAACGCTTGACAGTTCGCCCACGGTCACTTTACCTTTATTTTGTATCTGAATAAGCATATCCGACACGTCGCCTACTTTTGACGCTTCCATTCCGTAAGCGTTTAGAATCGTCGTCAGAACGTCCAGCGTCTGCGAACTTTCCGCAAATCCCGCTTTTGCAAGTTTAGCTGAATTGCTAACAAAGTTTACTGCGTCCCCAGTCTTCTGCCCCGCTGAAATTGCATTGTAAACATCATCTGCAATAGCTTCGGCAGCAATCCCCGTCGTGTTTGACAGCTTCATGATTTCACTTGAAAGCTGTTCAAGCGGCACTTGCTTTGTGTCTGCAATCGTCCCGACTTTCGCCATAGCGGTTTCGTATTTCTGCGCCGCCTGTACGGGTCCGGCGTATATCGCCGCCGCAACTGCGCCAACCGCCCCTATCGTTCCCATTAGCTGTGTCTTTGTAGCTGCTATATTCTCTTTTATTTTTGCCTGTTCGGAATTGATACGGCTTAAATTTTCTTGCGAACCCCGCAGCCGTTCATATGACCGTTGCAAGCGGGCGTTTGATTCTTCCAGATTGTCTGTGTCAATCCCTGCGTCCCGTAGCTCCTGCGCCATCCGTTCAAGCTGTTCTTCTTGTGAGTGTATGCTGGCAGTGGTCTGTCGTATCTGGTTTTCATTGCTTTTCAGGCGTTCGGTATTCCTTGCGACTTCGTTTTCTTCCTTCACAAGCTGCGCTGTCAGTTCTCCCGTTGCGTCGCCTGTTTCTTCGATTTTCGCCCGCAGCCTTTCAGCGTTCGTCTGGTGTTGCTGTATCTTCTGCGAAACTTTTTCATGTTCCGCTTGCAGTTTTTCCAGCTTCCCCCTCTGCTGCTCTATGGCGTTTGAAGCCTTTGTGTAGCCGTCAACCTTTGATTGCATGGAATTTACGCTTTTTATGCTGTCCTGCAACTTGCGCTGTGTTTCAATCGCACCTTTGAAAGTGCTGTTGAAATTCCCGCCCAGTGACGCTTTCAGCTTAAAAAGAAGTTCAAATTCCTTCTGTGACCCTGCCAATCGCTTCCACCTCCTATCACTTTTTATGTGTTAGGCGTTCCCGCTCCCGTGCATCTTCCCTTTCTACTTCATTCACGCTTTTAATCCAGCGGAAAAGTGCGGAAAGTGTAAGCTGCATAAAGAACGGTATAGGCGTGTTAGAAGCCCTTGCCAGTCTGTAAGCCTGTTTTCTGATAAAATTTCCGGGGCTGC